TTAACACTATAATAAGCAGGAACAATTAATCCACTTGCTAACAATGTACCAGATGGTTGTGTAGTATCCCATGTGAAAGTATCAACTAAGGTTTCTTTACTAGCAAGAAACTTCATGGACATCTCGTCATCTCTTCCACCGAAGACATCTCGTGTAACGGGAACACATTCACGAGCTGTGGAAGACAATTTTGAACAATAAGTGGGTTGATCAATAATATTCAAATAAGGATAAGATCTATTAGAAATTGGAACTGGTTGAATTCCATTATTAGGAGCATCTAAACTTGATCCTCCTGTAACATTAGCATCAAAATCTCCTCCACTCATCTCTCCATAATCATCTCCATATTCTGGCGTAAATGTATTACTTCCACCAGTAATGTAATATGTTGCACTGTTATTTGTGTCTCCTTTCTTTGAACCCCCTCCACCATTTTGCACTCTCAACAACGGGGCAGTATAAGCAATAGGTCTAGTGAGGTGAAATTCAGAAGAAGGAAACCTAACAGAAATAGTATATGATAAATTTGTTGAAGCATTTGAAGCAGGCTTCAATTGAGAATAAACGCTCAATCCCAATGTACCAATAGATGCATCAATGACAGCAGCACCTTGTTCTTCTGTTGAAATATAATTGTTACAATGTGCATAAGGAATCTTAAATGTAATAGCTCCACTTTCTTGTGGAGAAACAACTGCATGTTGCAATTGTGTCATAGCAATTCTATCTGTACCTGGGTATATCAAAGATTTGATTTGAGAAAACATTGGAGCAAACCACATAATTAACATACCTTGATGAAAAGGAGTACCATTAAGAGTTAACTTAATTTCCACATCTCCACGCCAATATTGCATATTGGTAAAAGGTTGTTGTAATTGTTGATTTGTTATTAGACCCAAAGGAACGTTGAAATTCTCTAAGAGTGCACCACCAGTTTGTGAAGCATCCCAAAGAGATGATTTAACAATAAACCATTTATTAACGATCTTCGAATATTCAACACCTTCTGACTCAATGGGAGTCTTGGGCTTAGGTGAAGAAAACAAATTAACGTGACCTTCAACTCTCTTTTCACTAGAAACTCCAATAGTAGCACCACCTTTGGTGTCTGACATCATGTTTTGTTGTCTAGAGGGCAACTTTCCTTGTTGCTTTAAGGGTTCATCTAACAATTCACCCCAACCACCGCGATAATATTCATTGTAAATATCTTCTCTAGTAGGTAAAGTGGTTAATTGTTTTCGTCGCAAATATTCATTTACTTTCTCTTCGAAATCATTATAATAACTCTCATTCTTCCAAAAGAACATGCTTTTCAAAGCAACTTTAGCATCATCATAAAATTGCGCATCTAATGTAGTGCCTGTTACTTTTGGAATCCTAGTCCAATTAGCAATTGCATTTACAGTAGATTTTTGGGCTGTAGAAACAAAGAAGTTTCCAACCATTATTGTATCATGCTTTAAAAATTCACATTCTTCAACTTTCTTATTTGGACCAAAAGTAGAAGATTTATCTCCAGGAGTGTAAACAATTCCATGTCTACCTACAAATTCTTGTAGATATTTTCCTGTAAATTCCAGATCTGGAATTGATGCTACAACATTATCATCTCCATAGACAACAGTTTCAAAATACTCTTTATATTGATCAAAAGTAATATTAGGAAACTTTTCTCTAATGCACATAATAATATAGCACCAATTAACTAACGAATTCATAGTAGCAGTCAACAAATGACCACTTGGAGTGCCACCTATTGTCTGATAACACATATCACCTGCAACATGTTTTTGAAAAGAATAATTGTACATAAGAGCAGTACGAGCTTTATCATCTTCAATAGTCCATGCAGGGTCATGTAATTTATACCAAGAGTTAATAATTCGAACACTCTTTTGAACTATTTCCGAAGGTGTTAAACCATCCCACTTATGATAATCTCCATCAAAAGCAGAAGTGCGAGCACCTTTTGGACCTTTCAATCTTTCAATCATAACATGCCAATCAATACTTTCAACATTAATTCCAATAGACGGTGGATAACTAGAAAAATTATCGGCAATAAACTTGTTAAAATGTCCAAAATATCTTTTACACATAATAAGATAACACGTTTCGCCATTCATAAATAATCTCGTTTCACCAGTTGGAATCTTCGCAACTTTAATCTTTTCATCTTTCAATGTAGCTATCCAATAAACATCGTCTTGAATAAGTCCTAATCTTGCATTTTTATCCATGGACTCTAATCTTTCAACTAAAAGAGGATGTTTAACTCTTCTATTAGGAGGTTCACCTTCGAATAAAAATGCTTTTCCACTTTGTCCTTTTGGACGATAGAATAACCATTTATATCCAGGTGAAGAAGACATAGACACAGGTTCAATGTTTGCAACACCATCAAAAGCATTAATAGCTTCAGTCAATGTCATAACACTTGGTGTCATATTAGGATGGATGCGTGCAAGATCTTTAATAATCCAATCAATGGCTTTATCAATCTTCTCATCATCAAATGGAAGAGTGGCTTCAGAGTATTTAGGAACTCCTACTTTTAATGGAGAAACTCCATATTCATTCTTATGTGATAACAAAGCAGGTCCTTTCAAATTTGGAGAACCTACTAAAGTTTCTTCAAAAATAGGACTTTTGACAAAACTTGAGGTCTCAGACAATCGAACTGGAGTGATTTTACCTAGAACTTGGCAAACACCAGTGTTGACAGCAAAACGGGGAACTTCAGTTGGATCTTCTAATGGTTGACCACAATGTTGATCTCTAACTTCTGGAAACATCTCTTGATATAATACTTGACCATAATTCAATTGTCCAGCACTAGAATGATACATTCCAACTATGAACGTACTTTCAGTTTCTTGGTCAATTATAAGTTTTCCACAGTCACCAGAAATCATTGGGGATGACGATGTGAACTGCCAAGAGTCAATATATTTAACTTCACCAATGGTGACATTATCTACAATTCTCTTAGCAGAGATAACTTTATTTATCATGTGAACAGGAACACCAACTGAAAAATCTCTAAACCCACTAACAATTAGTGAATTTAAGTGAACTCGGTCTAAGTCACTTTTCTTGGGCATGAACTTAACAATATTTCTAAACTTCTGCATTTTGGGATCAGTATATAATACCATATCCATAACAGTTCCATCATGATTGTAAAATTTCTTAACTTTAGAAGCGTCGAATTTACAAACATATGGAGCTAAAGCTCGACCCCAATGAAATTTGAATATTGAGTCTTTATTTACTCCATTCTTCTTATTAGCATTGGTCAAATAATGGTGAGGAAAGCAAATAAATTCTCCTCCGGGAGACCACATAGAACCAGCATAAACATCATCTATTAACATATAACCTGAATTTCGCAAGACAGCAGCACTCAAAAGATCTTGAGTATTTTCACCTCCATTTTGAACTAATTTTTGAGCAAACAAATTAACAGATGGGTTAATTTTAGATGCTTTCTTAGCTCTAGCACCAGGATCAGAATAGGAGGCCATATGTTGATCTGGTTCTATATGCTCAAATTGACGCATAATAACGGGTGCTAGTTTGTACATCGCTATGGCGGATGTACCGAGGGCCAAAAGGGCTAAAAGCGACTTATACTTGGAATAACTATCGGATTTTAATTCGGCAGGTAAGTCAAGTTTCGGATATACCAGTTTTTCATCTTCTTCAAAGGTAAAAATATCTGGTATTGTTTCAACGGTAAAATCCCTTATTAAAGGAATTTCTTCTTGTTTGAATTCATCAGGAACTTCAATTGTCAATTTTGCTTGACAAGTTTCATTTAATTCCTCAGAATGTGTTCTACACTTGCACACTTTTGGGGCACAAGGAGCTGGCTTTGCATTTTGTACAGGAATATTGAGCAGGGTAGGAAGCTCATATTTTTTCACTATGGCTAACTTATGTAAATGAATAAGATATCTTAAGAGACAACTAAAAGATACTAAATCATTTCTATTACACATAGTTTTAGCTCCTGCTTTGTATAATCTGTACTTTTGAAATGGCATACGTGTGCTCAGAACAGCTTCATCCCAATCAGGGAATTCTTGTTTAACTAAACTCATATCGAGTCTACCATTAGCTCCAGCATAAGATTTTGGATGTCCATTTTTGTCTACATTTACAGGTTCAATTACAGCAGTTCTGCGAGATAACCAAGCTTCAGTATTATATAAGTCACTAATATGATCAGCGCTCATAAAATTTGAAGTCGAAATTATCATGCTAGACTTGAAGTAAGTACCTTTAATTCCTAATATAGGATTATCTACAGTTGCCATATCTAAAGGAGCAGGGTGATTATTAACCAACCTCAACATAGCAACTACAGTGGGATCATGGTTTACAGAAAGGAAATCTTCTAAACAAACTATCTTTTGAGCACGATAATTATCCCAAAATTCACTGTCTGGGCATTTGTGATAACACAAAGCGGATTCAGGAACTTTGAAAAATGTTGAATTAAATTCAGCTGCCAACCTAGTGGCTAATACTGATTTTCCCACGCCAGCACCTCCAAAGATGTAAAACCAAGAAGGAGCAACACGTGAACCTGCATATCCAACAGTTTGAGAAATGGATCTTGCAATTGTAGTAGAACTTCTAAGAAAAGTATGGGCAAGAGTATATGTACTTGTATCTAATTTCTTACAGAAAGCCATATCATTCATTTTGCCCAAAAGTTGTTCGTAACATGTCATGAATGTATGTTCAGAAGAACTGTTTGAACCTAATGAATAGTTAGATTCAGCCATAGAGGAACACAGCATTTTAACTAACGTATTAGGATTTGGTTCTAATCCTAGAGCAAACCATTGTTGTATAAAATTAGGAAGATAAGTAAGAATATCTAGTTTGGTCAATTCTGTTTTAAGACGCAACAGAATAAGCGTAGCTGAAGCAACCTTCATAACATTACCTATTGTAAAACAAGAAATAATTGGAAGAAACGAATTAACTATACTAAATCCCATTATTGATGAAATAAAGGAAAGAGCAGTTTCAACACTGAACATATTTTGTGATCTTTGCGATGCTAAATCAACCAAATGGGCAATTAACTGAGAAATAACATTCTCAGCAACTCCTGGAAGGATAGCTCCAAAACCCAAAATACAATTGGCAATTATAGTTTTGGTCGAAGTTCTCTCAGCTAAACAAACTAAGAGACATACACCATGTACTATTTTGGAAATTAAATTGGACAAATTTTCTTTTAACCAGGTAATTGTCTTATTAACAATACTACCTAAGGCTAAAGCGGTCAAAGCATTATCTAAAACAGTTTTAACCTTTGAAATGATGGCTCCTATTGAATCAGAAGTGAATTCATACACATCTGTAGCAACTCTCTTTGTTTCAGAAGCTACACCATTTAAAGTGGCTTTTAGAGCAGCAGCTGCAGATGATGGTAAATTATACAAAACTCCTCCTATAGAGAGAGTTTCTGTTTGCTCGGGTACGGGAAGTCTAATACGAGCATTGATATCAACACCGAAAGTAACGTTCAAAAAAGCATTTACTTCAAGTTCATTAGCACATTGGGATAAGCGACTGGCAACTTGTCTATGATTTGCTATGAGAACACTAATACTAATATCAGGTCCTCTTTCAGAGCGAGCAAACATAGCAACTTTGTCAGTAAAAACATTGTAACTATGATGCATTTGTTGAGAAACATAATTTCGCATAGATCTTAAGTTACTGTTAGATCTTATAAACGTGGAAACAAAATTTCTCACGGTAACAGGAGGACCATTATGTTTACGCAAAATAATAGTGTCCTCTAGATCGGGTAAAGGCGTTAAAG